AGAGCAAGAGCAGATGGCAATGGAGCAAAGTCTTGCACAGACACAAGCAACTCAAGCCGGAGGGATGAAGGACATCGCAATGGCTAATGCACAAGGAGGGGTGATTTGATTTCTGACTATGTTGAATACAAAGACGGAGGCTTGTATTGGAAGAAGACTACAAGCAATCGCGCAAAAATGGGGAAGACAATCAATCTTGGTGGATTTGACAATGAAGAGGGTGCGCGTTCTGCGTATCTAAAAGCAAAGGGAGCATATTCGTAATGAGGACATGGGAGCAATTTGATTTTGAGAAGAGTATTAAGCAGGTATTTGGTAATGCAAAAGGCGAAGAGCTTCTTGAGTTCATGGTAGACGCTTTTGTTATGCGCCTGTCATATCGCAAGGGAGAGTTTGACGCTACCGCATTTGCGGAAGGTGAGAAGAATATGGTGATGACTATTAAGCATCTATTAGAGAAGGGAGCAAACGAACAATGAGTGACGTGAATGAAAGTGTACAAGCCGAGCCGACAGGAGATATTGATGGAGCATCGGCAGAACCAATGGAAGCGCCAGAACAAGGTGGAGTTGCGGATTGGCGGGATAGCATTCCTGCTGATATTCGGCATTCTGTTGATGTGGAGTCTATAGAAGACCTCGCCAAAGGATATGTCAACGCCCAACAGATGATTGGCGGTTCACTTCGCATACCTGGCAAAGACGCCGGAGCGGAGGATTGGGACAAGTTCTACGACAAGATTGAACAGGTTGATGGCGTTGTCCGATATGACATGGATGACCCAACCACCCTCTTCAGAAAAGCCGGACTTCCAGAAGACGCCTCCGGATACAACGTTGACGCTCCTGAAGATTTCCTGGCATTAGCGCACACTGCCGGACTCAATCGAGATCAGGTAGAGACCATGTTGATGTACAACCAGATGCAAGACGAGGATTTACAAAGCCATCAGGATGAAATGGTTGAGAACGCTATCGGTGGACTTCGCCAAGAATGGGGGATGGCCTTTGACCGTAAGCTTGAAGAGGGTCAGCGAGCCGTAGCATTCCTTGAGAACACAGCTCCAGGACTTGCAGAGGCATTGGAAGCGACCGGAGCGGGTAACCATCCGGCAATGATTAAAGTCTTCCAGGCTTTAGGTGCAAACCTACAGGAAGGCTTAGGCTTTGAAGGGTCGCAACAGGGTAACACCGGAATCACACCTTACGAAGCCAAGATGCAAATCGAAGAAATTCACAATAACCCTGATCATCCCTGGCACAACGGTGATGAGTCAGCGGTCGAAAGATATTTAGAGTTAAACAGAGCAGCAATTGGTGGGTAGCTCCTAACGGAGTCCGCTCGGATACCGTAACGTTATCGGTAGCATAAACGTCCTTGTCTCCAAGGGTAGCGTTAGCGATTCTAAGTTGTAAATCAAAACTAAACTAAATCCCTTGGAGGATATTTATTATGGCAATTCCTGACGCCGGAACAAGCACGGTGGATGCAGCTTTTGTAGAAGCTTTCAAAAGTAATGTAATCCATCTTTCCCAACAACACCCTTCGCGACTTCGCCCAACTGTTGACAGCATGACTGTCAAGGCAGAAACGGCAAACGTAGAGCGCATGGGAATGCGTGAAGCAATCGAGAAGACTACTCGTCACACCCCGACTCCTATCTTGGACGTCCCACATGATCGACGCAAGTTGGGCATGAAAGACTACCAGTGGGCTGATCTTTTAGATTTAGAAGATGAAATCCGTATGTTGATTTCGCCGAAGTCTGAGTATGCAAAATCCGGTGCGTGGGCGATGAATCGTCAGCAAGACCGAACGATTATTGCTGCTATGACTGGCGCCTCAACCGACGGCGAAGGTGTAACAGTGCCTTTTGACAGCTCCATGACAATCGGTGCAGGCGGTGGCGGTTTGACGCTTGACCTCATCCTTGAGGCTAAAGAGAAGTTAGACGCAAATGAAGTGGATTCTAGTAACCGCTACATGGTTATGAACTCTGCTGCAATGAGCGACCTTCTCGGAACGACAGAAGTCACATCGAGTGACTTCAACACTGTGAAAGCTCTCGTCCGCGGTGACGTAGATTCGTGGTTAGGATTTCGAATCGTGCAGACGGAACTCATTGCTGAGGTCACTCCTCAAGTGATGTGCTACCACAAGTCAGCGATCCGATTAGGTATTGGCGCAGATGTCAAAACCCGCATCGACCCACGACCTGACGTTTCTTATGCCAACCAGGTTTACCTGTGCTGGACCGGAGGCGCGACGCGATTGGAAGAGGAAAAAATAGTGCAAATCCTCATCTAAAGCACTCACTGATGACGGCCCCTTCGGGGGCCTGATTCTTCACTTGGAGAACAATATGGTCAAACCATTCGTAGTACTTTCAACACTCAAGTCGGTTGTCAAAACAGTAGTTGATGCAACCGTCGAAGGTTATGAGGTTGCATATGAATGCTACTTCAACGCTAAAGCACAAAACCCTTTTGAAAGCAGATCAGTGGACTCACTTGACGATCCCAAATCCTGCACGGACTAAACTATGACCACATCCATTGACATTGCCAATCGGGCTTTGGTTCTTTTGGGAGCGAGGGAGATTACCTCCTTCACGGAGAATAGCAATGAGTCAAAGACTGCCAAGAACTTATACCTAAGCGCTAGGGATTACGTTCTTAGAGCTTACCCGTGGTCATCCCTTAAAAAGAGGCTGGCATTAGTTGAGTTGGCTGATAAACCGATTAGCGAATTTCAGCATCAATTCCAATTGCCTGAAGATAATGTCAGGGTGATATCAGTTCACTCCCCGTCCAAAGAGAAGATCAAGCGATGGGAGATTGAGGGCATAAAAGTCCTTTGCGACTACACGCCTCTCTCTATTGTTTACCTGAGCGATTCAGTGCCTGAGACAAAGTATAGCACTCAATTGGTTCAAGCGCTTGTCTACCGGCTTGCATCTGAGATGGCATATCCAGTGACAGGAAACAACACTGCCATGAGCAACTTTGCTGGCCTGTTTGAGAATGTTTTACAGGAGGCAAGGACTACGGACGCACTAGAGCAATCTGCAAAACATATTGGACCCTCAACTTTTGAAAGAGTTCGTCTTTAATGAAGGTATGTAAAACCTGTAATGTCGAAAAGCATTTTGATGAGTTCCATCTAAAGTCTGATGCTAGAGATCATAGAGCGCCTCATTGCAAGGAATGTACTAGCGCTAGGCATAAGGCTTATTACCAGAAGAACAAGCAGGCAGCCAAAGATAGAGCGACAGAGTGGCGCAGGGATAACCCTGAGGCTAGAGCGAAGATTGTATCAAAGTGGCAGAAGGCCAACCCTGATAAGGGATGCGCTAAGGCAGCCAGATACAGATCTAGAAAGCTGAAAGCAATTCCACCTTGGTTCTGTAAGGCTGCTGTTGATGCTTTCTATGCTGAGAGACCAAAGACTCATGAGGTTGATCACATAGTGGCGCTTGCTAATGGCGGGACTCACTCTCAAGACAATCTTCAATACGTTCCTATCTTTATAAATAGACAAAAGGGAGCTAGGACTAGCTTCAAGGCGCATCTTTAATGGCTAGAATGCATGAAGTTTTGACCGATTTTAGTAGTGGAGAAATCTCTCCTCTCTCTGAAGGTCGTGTCAGGACAGCTCAATACGCTTCTGCTTGCAGAACTCTTGAGAACTTTGTGGTGTCTGCAAGAGGTGGAGTGAAACGCCGATATGGTATGAACTTTATTGGACAGACTAAAGGTGGCGCTGCCCGACTCATACCTTTCATCTTTAATCGAGAGCAGTCCTATATCTTGGAGTTTGGCGATAAGTACATGCGCTTTCACAGGTCTGACGGCACGATAATTACCAGGTCAGATCGGTCTTTCATTGCTGATAAGTTTGGAGATATCAAGAATCGAGCCTTTCTTGGCAATGATCAGACAACCTACGAGACTAGAGGTGTGTATGAGATCAGCACTCCTTACTCAGCTTCCGACATCTGGGACATCCATTACGCCCAAGCAAACGACATCATGGTTTTGGTCCACCCTGATCACCCACCGCAGAGACTGGGTAGATATGGGGCCACTGATTGGCGTCTTGAAGCGCCTACCTTTGAGGGAGCGCCCTGGACAGCTCAAACTGGCTACCCAAGGACCACAGTATTCTTTCAGCAGAGACTTTGGTTTGGAGGCACGGGCTTAAAGCCTCAAACGCTTTGGGCTTCGCGTGTTGGTGATTTTTATCAGTTCACGGTAACTGACAATCCGGATGAGATTGCCCCTGATGATGCCCTCGAATTAACTCTTGCAAGTTATACGCAAGAGAAGATCGAATGGCTGTCTTCAGAGCGAGTCTTGCTTATTGGCACTGCCGGTTCAGAGCAGAGATTGACGCCTGACCAATACATCAGTGTCAACAACATCCCTAACATCTCAAGAACATCCTCATACGGTGGGCGCCATATTCAGCCTGTCTACATTGGAGGCTTAACCGTATTCATTCAGGGTTCCGGAAGACAGGTAAGGTCTTATTCCCAGAACGTCCGATCGGCAGTAGAGCAGTACATATCAAGGGACCTTTCCTGGTTCGCAGAGCACATCACTGAAGGCGGGATTATCTCGCAGGCGTATGAGTTGATTCCTGATTCAATCCTGTGGCAGGTTAGGGGTGACGGCGAGCTTATATCCATGACTCACGACCCCGCTATTGACTCAGAAGACTTTGGGGCTATGGGTTGGGCAAGACACCCAACAGACGGACTCATGGTTAGCGTGGCAACAATACCTAACGAGGCTTCTGATGAGACATGGGTATGCGTCAAGCGTGGAGATAACTACTGCATTGAGTACATGAATCCGAATGTCTACACGGACTCATGTTTGACCACTCCCCCAGATAACGAAACTGAACTTTCCGCTGTTGGAGGTCTAGCCCATCTGGAAGGTAAAGAGGTTCAGCCTGTAGTTAATGGCGCAGTGCAAAGCAAGAAGACAGTTAGCGGGGGACAGATAACTTTGGATTCCGCAGGGACTCATATTGAAATAGGCTTGCCTTACACATCGAAGTTAGAGACAACACCTTACAACGATGGCAACTCTGCCGGGACTAACTTAGGTACATCCCAACGCTGGGCGCAGATATACGCAAAACTTTCTGACAGCGCCTTGCCTTTGATTAACGGCGTTAGACCTTCCGCAAGAAGCCCTTCGACACCTATGGGTGATCCAGAAAAACTCACCTCAGGCGATTATGACATTATGAACTTAGGTTGGGACTTGGACGGCACTATTGTTATTGAGCAAGACATTCCTAAGAAAACACAACTGGTAGCCCTGTTTGGCGTATACCAATCAAACGTAGGATAGCCGAATGTTTGGAAACCTAGTATCTGAAAGAGATTCATTCAGATTTGATAACGAAGACCATATAGAGTCTCGATACGCCAACAAGACTTTTTGGATTTCGGAGATAATCGCTATATGGGGCGCTGTTGAATCCCATAACGCTGGCAAGCAAGCGCAAAGACTTGCAGAAGAAGGCGGCGCTTTATCTCAGGCTGCTTCCTACGCTAACGCTGCTGATGTGGAGGCTCTTGGAGCGCTCAACGCGGGAGCTATTACAGCAGCAGCCAAGAACAATGCTTCTATGTACCGTGAGATTGGTTACGCCAATGCTCAGGCAATTACCGATGCCACCTTGCACAACTTGCAAATGTCTGCAATTGAGAATGATGAGGAGCAACGCCTACATAGAAGGGAAGAGAGGTGGCACGCTGGCAACATCAGGGCAATGGCGGGTTCAACAGGTGTAATGGTTAATAGTGGTTCCCCAATGGCCTATCTCAACTCAGAGATAACTAAAGGGTTGCAGGAGAGAGACTTCTTAGCTACTCGTGCACAGTATGCAATGATGGGGGACGCTTCTGATGGATTGCGTAAATCGCTTCTCACCGTTAAGTCTGCCAACATGAACGCTAGGGTAACCGAGCAAAACGCTGCTCTTCAGGCAAACGTAGCCATCTCTGAATCAATCGCAAGGGCTGCTGCCATGAGGCGTCAGGGCGACATCAGTGCAGCAGTTGGAGTGGCTAACGGACAGGCTGCTTACTACGGTGGTCAGGCAAGTGCCATCGGCGCTATCGGTAATGCTGCCGGAAGTTTACAAAATACATACCTCAATTACAGGAATAACAGCGGAACTGGTTCATCCTGGAATTCTCAGTTCAGTTCAGGAAATGGATCATTCGGCGGTTCTAACTGGAAAGCTGGTTACGCAGGGCCTAGATAAATTATGAGATTACCCACTAAAAGAGATTACGCAAGCACAAGTATGCGGGCAGCAAGGCGTGATCCAGTTTTACAAGACACGAACTTTGTTAAGTCTCAGGCAGCACAACAGAGGTTCTATGGTTTAGACCCTAGCGCTTACATGGCGTTAGGCAATGCACAGTCACGCGCTGCGACTGCTCAAGGTAATGTTGGGTTGGCTATGGGAACTGCTGCGTTAAAGGTTGACGCTGCCGTTCAGAAGGTAGACAACATCCTTCAGTCAACGGCTGCAAGTTCAGCTGCCTCTGAGTACCGTGATTGGGCAGCAACCTACACAGCGGATTTATCAAACACTGACCTTACCGAGTTTGATGGAAAGAAACACAAATATGACAGTGTTTCCGAGCAAAGGAAGAAGGACTCTGAAAAGTTCTTGGCTGAGTTACGCAAGAAGTATAAGTTTAGCGATGCTTCAATTGTTGCCGATTACAATTCCAAGGTGTCAGGCGTTGACACTGCTCACACCAACC